CAGTATGAGGGCGACCCAGACGATTGGAATGACACGGTGCGTGGTACTGGAGGATTTGGGAGTACAGGACAATGAGCACATATGCTAGTAGTGCTAGTCAGATGTACTTAACATTAGAGACTCTTGTGCAAAATGCAGTAAAGAATAGCGGCGAACGTAAAGTATTAATTGGGAAGATGATGAATGCTTTGAATAAAACCGCGGAGGAGATGATAAATTTAATAGGTTTATTAAATTTGGTAGATTCATATATTATACAGGATAACATTACATGACTAAACATATTCATATTATTAATGCAGATTCATCTTCTTGGAAAGTAAAAGTACTGATACAAGATAAGTGGTTTAAGTTCGATGAAGATGGGAAAGTACTACCATGGGATAATACTTGGAAAACTGTAGAAACTATTGCACTAAGTAATCCTGGCCAGTTATTAACGAAGTATATCACTAATAGTAGACGTTTAGTAATTGAGGAAGATGGTGTAAATACATGATTGATGGGGTGTATGAAACATTCATTGCTAAGTCTAGATACGCAAGATATTTAGACGAAGAGGCCAGGCGAGAAAATTGGTCGGAAACTACTAACCGATATCTAGAATTCATACAAGAACACCTTCTAGAAAAGCACGAATATCTTATCCCTGAAGATGTCCTGGAAGAACTACGGGGTGCTATTCTTAACAACGAAGTATATCCTAGTATGCGTGCATTGATGACTGCTGGTGAAGCTCTGGAGCGAGATAATACCGCGGGATTCAATTGTTCTTACTTGCCTGTTGATGATATTAAATCATTCGACGAAGCAATGTATATCCTTATGTGCGGCGTTGGCGTGGGCTTCAGCGTGGAAAGGCAGTATATTTGTAAGCTTCCAGAAGTACCAGATAGAATCTATCCTTCCGAGAGCTATATCATGGTACACGACTCTAAGGAAGGCTGGGCTAAAGCGCTACGACAACTCATTGCCTTACTGTATTCTGGTGAAGCTGCCAAATGGGATGTTAGTGAGGTTAGACCTGCAGGCGCAAGACTTAAAACTTTTGGAGGCCGCGCTTCAGGACCAGGTCCTTTGGTCGACTTATTTAGATTCGTTACAAAAATATTTAAAGGCGCGACAGGACGAAAACTAACCTCCCTAGAATGTCATGATATCATGTGCAAGATCGGCGAAGTTGTTGTAGTTGGCGGTGTTCGCCGATCCGCAATGATCTCGCTATCTAATCTGTCTGATGATCGTATGCGTCATGCTAAGTCAGGTGCATGGTGGGAGGCTAATCCACAACGTGCTTTAGCAAATAACAGTGCTTGCTATACTGAACGTCCTGAAGTGGGCGTATTTATGCAGGAGTGGTTATCTCTATATGAGTCAAAGTCTGGTGAAAGAGGAATCTTTAATAGAGAAGCAGCTACTAAAGTGGCTGCTAGGAACGGACGAAGAGAAACGGAAGGGCATGAATTTGGCACTAATCCATGTTCCGAAATTATCTTACGGCCATATCAGTTTTGCAACCTATCAACAAGCGTTGTAAGAGCTACAGATACACGAGAGGATTTACTTAGGAAAGTCCGTCTAGCAGCGATATTTGGTACGTATCAGTCCACTCTAACTAATTTTCCTTACTTAAGAAAAATCTGGCAAAAGAATACAGAGGAAGAGCGTCTATTAGGCGTTTCAATGACTGGACCTCTAGATAATCCCCTGCTTAATAATCCAGATGATCCTGGGTTAGAGAAATTACTAGAAGAGCTGAAAGCTGAAGCTGTACGCGTCAACAAGGTGCTTGCCATGCAAATTGGCATTCCTCAGGCGACGGCTGTAACGGCTTAACAAAATTTAGACTTGAAATTTTTCAACAACTGTTATATAATTATTATACTGGTATAAAAATACAGGAATAATAAAATGATAGATGTAGAAAAAGTATTAAATGAATATGGTATTGACAAGGCTAGAGACCTATTTTTAAGAGAAGGATATACTCTTACTCAGTTTCATTTAGAAACTAAATTAAGTACTAGTAAAAATAGAACTTCGCAGAGAGTGTATGAAGAAGTATATAGAATACTCGGTATTACCGAGATTCCTTATAAAGAAGATACACAGCCTGTTAGAAAATTTAAATTAGAATTTGATAGAGTCTCCGGCAAGTACTGGGAGTCTGACTATATAGTAGAGGTTCTACTAGATAAGCTACAAAATCCAATACTTAATAAGGCGGAGAATAGAGAGAGATACGTAATAGGTTTCCCTAAACACCCTAATTCGGATCCTACGTCTAATCAAATTAAAGCACATATTGTTCAATGGGAAATATTAAATGAACAATATGTGCCTAGTAATCATTGGGTAATACCCGTAGATGATGATTATACTAACTTAGATATGGATAACTGGGTTTTGGTAAATACGACCGAATTTAAGTCAGATAGATTTACCAGTGAAGGTAACCCTTCATATAAGCACGGAAAATCAGGAAGACATAAGTTAGGCGGCTGGGCGTTAATTAGTAAAAATAGTATTAATAAGCATAGATTCTGTACAAGATGTAATACAGATAAAGGTTTAATAGTGCATCATATTATTAACTATCATCTATTTACTAATCCCATGGAAGCGCATAATATAGATAATTTATTAGTATTATGCCAAAGTTGTCATGCCAAAATACATCTAACTAATCTAAATATAAAGGCCCTTATTGAGGAAACTCAATATAGCAAATTACTTAAATTGCTGGAAACTCTCAAGAGCCAAGTTCCAGACTCCATGAAGGAAACTTACGTGGACGTAGAAAAGCAACTTGGACTAACAGACAATCAGCAGCCAAGCACCTAAAGAAAAGTATCTAAGGTGAAGGTTCAACGACTATCCATTTATGGAGTAGGACCGAAGACGGTTCGAAAAAGGTAATACCCTATTAATTATGGGTAATGATATAGTCTGAGCTATATAGAAATATATAGAGAGAATACGGAATCGGTATTCTCGTAACATAACTGATCAAACCAGAAGGAACAACTAGCGAGCGAGCTGACTCTGCTAGTGGTCTGCATACACGACACGCTAAGTTCTATATTCGTAGAGTACGTGGAGATGTAAAAGATCCACTTACACAGTTTATGATGGCTAGCGGTGTACCTTGGGAACCGGATGTAATGAAACCGGATTCTACTGTAGTATTTAGTTTCGCAAAGAAGGCTCCAGAAGGTGCTCTAGTAAAGGCCGACCTATCTGCTATTCAGCATCTGAAGCTATGGCTAGCGTACCAACGATTCTACTGCGAGCATAAACCATCTATTACAGTTTCTGTAAAAGAGAAAGAGTGGCCTTCCGTTGGTGCATTCGTATGGGATCATTTCGATGAGATGAGTGGAGTTAGTTTCCTACCGGATGATGGGGGTAGCTATAGACAAGCACCGTACGAAGAATGTACTGAAGAAGAGTATAACGAGTTACTAGCTAAGATTCCTACTAATGTAGATTGGGATTCTATTATTGAAACAGAAGACAATGTCGAAGGTTCACAAACCTTGGCATGTGCAGCCGGAGGATGTGAAATTAGATGAATGACAAAGAACTAGAGCAACTAATTCAGTATAAGCAGTTAACAGCTCCTAGACTAACCCCCGAAGATATAGATGCCAAAATCAAAAGTGTAACTTACACTATACTACCTAGTGGTAAAGTTATGATTTGTGAAATTACACTAGCTAATGGTTATAGCGTTAGAGGAGAAGCAGCAACAGTTAGCAAAGCTAACTTTGACGAAGAGATTGGTCAAATAATCTCCTTAAAGAATGCTAAAGATAAAATTTGGCAACTCGAAGGTTATCTACTTCAGGAAATACTAAGTAAAGGATAATAAAAAAGCCCCGTTAACGCGAGTTAACGGGGCTTTTTACTTTCTATACCGCTTTAGGTTCCTGTTAGGCCCTTGGACTGCATTGGCTGACCAGGTGAAGTTTCAGGTAGATCTAGAGGATCTACTAGAACAACATAGTCGGCAATGAACTTGTCGGCCTTATCTAGAATAGCCGTAAACCTATTTGCATCGAATGCAATTAGGTTAGAGCTTAGACGACTGGACTGGCTGTGAGCCAGTTCATCGCGTGCTAGTTCAAATAGCGTTGCGATGTCATATAGAGACTCATTCTCGATTAGCGGAATAACTGGTGATGCAGGTAGTTCCGTTGGACGAGGTCCAGTCTCAGGTAGGTCTAGCTCAGGCTGTGTAGTTACCCAGGTTAGGTAAGCACGCATTGCTGCAATATAACTACGCATACGTGCTACATCGAATGTAGAAGCCTTAGATACACCAGAGCTCTGGCTCTTTACTACTTCCATAATGAAACGATTGATTCTACGAACTAAGCCATATACGTCTGTGTTGTACGTTACGTTTGCTACTGTTGCCATATAATAATATCCTTTAATAAATCTTTTCCACTGGCGAAACAAGATACATAACAACTGAGGTGCCAGCCCCTAATACACTTAAATATCACTACCGTGGTCTCTTTCCTTCTCTCTTATAGTGAAAGGAAAGTAGAATACGCGCCAAGGTACCTTCTTGGCTTTACTTCTGTTAATAGGTACAGTCTGCTCTAATCTGTAGTTATCGCCTAGAGTTTTTAACCAAATGGCATGAGGTATACGAAGTTTACCAAGTAATCTGATATCATCTGCATATCTTATTAGTAAATAACCTCCATGTTTAAACCACTTAGGACCAACATATGCCCAACAATTACCCCAGGTAGCACTAGGCCAGACTTTATCCGCTAACACAACTAATATTAAACATAGTACCCCGCAGTTAACTGCTACAAGCCAGGGTATTACGGCCAAACTAACCAATATTGCGTGTAGTATCTTTCTAATCATAATACTTACCCTCTATTTTTCGTTGTAAGCCATTATAATTTGTTTACATAGTTTACTACGAACTATGTCACTGTCTAAAAATTCTATAACTTCCACTCCTTCAATAGAGTATAGTCTATTAGACGCATCTAATAGACCCGAGTTACTTATATCAGACTGGCTAGGGTCTCCTGATATAACTATTTTACAGTTCTTTCCTATTCTAGTTAGAAACATTTTCAATTCTTGCTTTGTAGCATTCTGAGCTTCATCTAGTAATACTATCGAATTCTCAAAAGTTGCTCCACGCATAAATCCTAGTGGCCTAGGGTCAATGGTTTTATTCTTTAAAGCCCACTCATAGAAGCCTTTCCCTAGCATTTTAGTAAATACTGAGTCGAACGGTTCTAAATAGGGTAAGTATTTCTCATCCAAAGTACCTGGTAGAAATCCTAGTAGACTAGCCCCAGTTTCTATATTCGGCCTAGTAAGTATTATTTTTTCTATACGTTTATGGTACAGTTGGCTAGCTGCATAAGCTGCACTAACATATGTTTTTCCTGTCCCTGCGCTCCCTATACCGAAAACTATATCATTATGCTTTATAGCATCCAAATACGTTTCTTGTATATAATTAAGCGGGCGTACTTCCGTAAATTTTTCGGTGGAAAAACTATCAGTATCCCCCAGCTGTTTGCGAGCTTTTTTACCTGAGCTAATTGCCATTTAGGTCCTTATCTAAAGAGCACCTCGTATTTGGTAGAACGAATGTTAATCACATCCTGTACATGGTGCCTATTTATATCACATGCGCTACGTGAACCATATAGCGCTGCCTTACTTTTTAAGCATAACTTTTCAGTATGCCCAAACCATTTAGAAGGATCACAGCCTGCTGTAAGTACACAGGCTCTTCTTTCCAAGTTAACTCCAGATACTCCGCCATTATAGGCAGCATCTGCAAAAGCTAAAGCCTCTATATAATTAAAAGCATATGGCTTGAATATATAGTAGTTTTCTTTAAGCTTTAGTAATCCGGCTCTGATTTGTAATTCTGGCCTGGAATACACGTTAACCCAATTTAATTCGTATAATTCGTTCCGATACTTTGCTTTAAGCTCCTCTATAGCGTCGAATCTAATAGTATTATCAGATCGATATGCTCTAGTTAACTGAAACAGTCCGGCTCCTTCTTCTCTCTGAGTCTTCAAACGACTACTAGGGTCCCAGCAGCGTGAGTGTGTGAGAGAGATGCACGACTCATGCTCGATCAGGCTGGCTACTAGATGTCTTTTGGGTGGTCAGGCCACAGTCTTGTCAACTCTTGCTTAACTACTGGTAAGTGTACATAAGCCTTAGCGGGGATAAATGTGGATACATCGGCCGCTCTAGCAGAGCTACCAAATAATCCCAGCAGTCCAAATACTACTATACATACACCGATAAATGATAATCCCGCCCCCGCAGCGCTACCTTTAGCTTTAGTGTATAGTTCTTCCATATCTAGGTAGTCAAATAGCGCTACTCTAGTCAGGTAGGAGAACCAAACGGCTACTATAGGCATAGCTAAGTTTCCGAGCCAGGTAGCTGTAATCGCTCCGCCATTAGGATCAGTAAGGTAGCTGAATAATAGTACTAAAAAGCTTCCACCGACTAAGAAGTAGTTTCTTTTTCGCATATACTTTCTCAAGGTTTATCCTTTATATTGGCAAACTCCTTTAGGAGCTTTATTGAAGTATTCTGCTTGTTACGGCAGTCCAAGTAAATTTCAGCGTTACGAACAACTGAATCTATTAAAGTTTCGAAAGATTTATCGTTATCCGGAATCGTTGTTAAATCGCTACAAGGAACTAGCGCACGTGGGTCAATGTGTACAATTTTTTCAGATATAACTGCATCCGGTTTCTTCGTAAAGCTGCTGCAGCCGATTAAGCTGAACGATACTAGTAAAATCCATAAATATTTCATTTTAGATTTGCCCTCGCCATCGCGTCGTTATACGCTTTTATAAAGTCTTCGGAAGGGGCGCAAACGCCAGCCTGAATAGTATACAAAGGACGTCCTTTTGTAGCCTTCATAATAGCGCGGAAATCATTGGCGGCGCTTTCTTTTAGTGCTTCGTTCTGCTGAATAATAATAGAACTATTTTGTTCTATAGTAGCTATCCTTGCAATTAGTTTATCTTCATAGACTTTTATGCGGGCCACGCATTCCGCTTCTGCAGCTGCGTGGCCCTTATTATAAATATGCTTATATCCGCTATATCCCGCGGTAGAAATCCCACCAACTACGGAGAATATCAGTACAATATGTAGCCAGTATCTTAGAAAAAACGCTGTAATCATATTACGCCGCCTTATTGAATTTATAGTACTCTATTGAAACAGCATTATTAGTAGTTGTTATTATTCTATGGTTAGGATTAGATATTACAAACGTATCGCCGTTCTTACTTACGATTACTACGGACTTAACTTCAGAAGATATATAGTAACCTTCTCTATACGCATTAGCTAGTAAAGCTTCAACGGTAGACTGGTTTAACTGTGTATCTGCCGCTACTGTTAAATTATGGATATTTACAATAACATTAGAGTCACTGTAGTTATCTTCGTAAGAAGGAGTAGCTAGTAGAATATGTACCTGAGTTATTCCACTTTCAGTACTTATAGCTGTAGAAATAGAATCTGCAGCAGCTAGTAGCTGTATAAGTGTAATAACGTTGGTAGCGGACGTAGCAGTCTGGTTACTACTATCTGCAAGAACATATAGGCCTATCTCCGCCGCACCAGTAGAACTGTTATTATACTGGATGTCAGTACTGGAAACTAGCTCATGATCCTGGGTTATTGCGAATACACTATCGTTAGCCGCCTGAGTACTATTAGAAGCCGATAGTATATGAATATGTACTATTGAATCACTAGTAGAGGTGGCTGTTTGAGTAGCCGGATCAGCATACAATAGTTGCGTACTAGTATAAATACCTGTACCGCTATTTGCATCTTGTGTAGTGGAAGTAGCTGTAACAGTATGTACCTGGTCAATGGAGCCAGTAGTACATTCCGCACTCTGTACTGAAGAAACGCCAGATAGTGTCTGTGCTAAGATTACGGCAGCTATATTAGCATTGTTATTCTGACTAGATGCAGCACTAGACATAAAGTGTACTTGCTGAATTGCATCTGTACTAGAATTTGCTGTTTGGTTAGCAGGGGCAGCTACAACAATATGGATACTTGTTACCGTATCTAATTCAGATGTAGCAGTCTGTACTGTAGAATCACCGGTTAACGTTTGTATTAGTATTATTACGTTAGTGCTAGAAGAACTATTCTGAGTGGTACTGCCGCCTAAGAAGAATCCTTCGCTACCAATATAATTAGTGCTAGAATCTGCGTTTTGTGTAGTAGTGCTCGCAGTAACATTATGATGCTGCGATATAGCATTTGTAGTAGAAGATGCGTCTTGCACACTAGTAGTAGCTACTACATTGTGTAGATGCACGATAGAATTTGTGGTAGATGATGCTGTCTGATTAGACGGAGCACCTACTAAATCCTGAACAGTTGTTACTACGTTTAAGCTAGATGTTGCGTCTTGGGTAGTAGTACCCGCTACAGTAATATGAACTTGGGTTACTACATTAGTACCACTTGTAGCATCCTGAGTGGTACTACTTGCAACTAAAGATCCTATAGAGGATACAGCTCCTATGAAAATAGATCTAGGTTTAAATATCTGCCAAGGATTGCTCTGAAGTGAACGGTCCTCAGCTACTGAAATATTTCGATTGTAAACAAAGGAATATTTGGTCTTATATCCACGAAAGGCCCTTCTATTATCTCCCGCAACAGAGCCTATTGGCCCTGTGGTTTGTGTGGCGGTCGATCCTCCGTTCTCAAATAACGATACAGTTGCCCAGTTAGATAACTGTATTCTGAGGTGTTTTCGATATGGGTACGTTACAGCGAATTCTGTGCTGCCCCCTACGTTCAGCGCAGAGTTATTATATGTGGCTGTAAGAATTAAGTTAGTGGCAATACTACTTGCTGTTAACCCAAAATTGAATCTCTCTGTGCTAGAAACATAGTATCCAACGCCCAGCATGGAATACCATGCACCAGGATATGAAGCATAGTAGATACCTGCCACAATAGTTAGAGTGGAACCGGTATATAGTGTTTGATGGCCACTATCTGCTATCACCCCGGCTATCGCTGAGCCGTATACCACACCTTGATCCACGCCAGATTGTGAAGCGATCCCAACGCGTCCGCGTCGATCTATTGAAATATTGCCGCAAGACGCGCTTAACAAGCCCCTTGTCAAAGGGTGACCCCAATCAATCTCCGGGATTTCCCCTATAGGCTGCGAATTCCACGGCAGCAGCAATTCGCGGGCCATGGTACTACCCTTCGAATGTGAATGCTCTGGCGCGTAATTGCCAGCCGGCGGTGACTGCATTGGTGATACCGCTGCCGTACAACCAATACGCGGCATCAGCGGGTGCCATTAATACATCAAAGCGTTTGTATTGTTGAGTAGTTACAGCATCGGCTGAAATAGTGGCCACAAGTCTCTGAAGATTGTTAGCTGAAGGTGCTCTGGCGCTGTTTGCACCACCGTACACATTCTTATCTTGTGCAAACACAGCTAAAGCTGATCCCGCGGTGGGCGCTACACTATGAATCCAAGAAATTTCAAATTCCAGATGAGGGTAATTATTACCGTGGGCGGCTAAACTGAAATCGGCATCGTCCGCTTGAACGAACGCAGCGCTGGCGACCGAACTGCCGTTTGCTTCAAGAGTTCTCCAACCGGAAGGGGAGTATACACGTGAGACTGCCATATTATTCCCCTACCGAGTTCAAGGCCGAAGAAACGGCATTTGCAGAAATGGGCGCAGGCCTTGTGGCGATAGCCTTAAGTGCCGCCACTTCTTCCAATGTCAAGATACTGGGAGCAAACGAATCAAGCATAGCTCTCAAAGCCGCACTACCGAAGTCCAGACCTTCGCCAGCCAAGAAACCCAATTGACGTTTCAACAGAGAACCCAGCACCTTGTCGGCCTGCTGAGCACTTTGCAACAAAGCTGCTGAAGCCCCTTCGAGTTTCATTAATACTACTTCCGCCGCTACGGGGCCGCCTGAATATAGTTCAGCAACACCACGCGAGCTAGTCATGCGGTTATAGATTTCCGTGCGACCTATGCTTAGAATACTAGCAATTAGACCATCCGATCTAGTCGCTACATGTGGAGTTAGAATAGATACTTCCTCTACCGTAAGCGCTCTACCAATTAGCCCTTCAAGAGCTAGTTGTTGATTATTATTCATACTATTCTATATTAAGTAGGTTGATTAGATGTATAAACTAGTTGTGGGAAGTTCACGGTATTACCGGAAGTCACAACTTGGTCCGACGTTTCATCCGTAACCCAAATCACGTTTGCAGTACCGTCGGTAAACGCAAAGTGTAGGTTAGGAGAAGCACCTGAGCTAGCAGATGCTGTAGCTGATTTGCCCGATGCTGTAGTTAGCGTGCGATTACTGCCAGAATTTGCTAGAGTATAGTCACCGCTAACCATTGTTACGTCTGCTACGATGTTGCCTACAACAGTTGCATACGAATCTGCTAGCGTATATGCCTTAATTAAAAGCATATGCGTAGCGTTTGTTTTAATGTCATTAAGTCCGTTATCTAGGACTCCTGATCGTACCCATTTTGCCATTTTATTTCCTTAAATAAGATACTTAACGTGTTATTTCAGTATCAAGAGTTATATTACCATAGATAAAGGGTGTAACGACGCTTCCCTTAACTATCTCCATGCTATACACAGCAGCCTTAAACGTTAGAGTTTCAGTAGTTGCTGCTGGGATACTAATAGTTATTGTCTTATTAGTATCATTTATATTTATCATACCATTTTCAGTGGTAAGTTCTAGTAGGGCAATTTCGCTACCTACCTTAGCACGTATCTGCATTCTAGCAGTACATCCAGCTAAAGATTCGGGCTCATTATACTCTAGGATACCGCCACTTGTATAGGCTGTATACCCTACCGCGTTAGTGTCGTTTATAGTAACGGTATCAGTAGTAGTATCTGTTACTATGTAGTACTCGCTGGAATTTATTTCTTTCATGCCTATTACATTAGACACTTTAGCTCGCCAACCTACTGTGATTCCGTGTGCTATAGCTGTTATTACAACAGGCGCTGCCTGAGTAATACCAGTTATAGGTTTATAAATCTTAGTGTAAGACTCCCAACGTAACACTTGCGTAAACGTGGAGCCTTGGTAAACTTTCAAATTCAACTTCGTTGGGGCTACCATAAGCTCCTCCAATAAAAATACGTATGTACGTGCCAATTGGTATTATTATACCACAAGGGCATAGTAGGGTCAAGTTTAAAAACTAATCATCGCCTAGCGCTTAACGTTTAGGAGGAAGTATTGTACTACTGCACTACCTATTACCGTAAGCGCTCCTATTGCTGCCCATGAAAATATATTAGCAATTATTCGTCCCCTAGATGCTTCAAAATTTACTTGGGCAGATACCTGCTCTTTATGGAACATTTTATGTGAGCCATAGTCAGGATTACCAGACTCATCCTTAGGGAATGCAGCCTCTAGATCATGTAATCTAATAAGTATTTTTTGTTGCTCTTCTTTCTCATCCCCCATTACGATTCTCCTATTTTAGTACCCAGCAATACTGTGGGATAATTCGGCTAACATCTTCCTTAAATCTATCGAGTCCACCAGCCTTAATAGCAGCCTCAACTAATTCTGAGCAGAACCATTTAGCAAGATCAGTCCATTTGCCATTTCTAAATACAATACCAAAGATAGCGGTCCAATCGTACGGTTTACCAATTTGCTCTAGAAGAAAGCTTATAGCAGCTTCTTCGTTTGGCAACGGTAAATCTTGTATAATTACACGGTCATAAATTTTAGTGAAATTCTCGAAAGAACCACGTACCACTCCTTTAAAAGCGGCGGCTTCAATAACAGTATTATCATCTAATAGAACTGCCATATGACTGAACTTACTTAGAGTAAATATTCGTAGTAGCATAGCTGGTATGTACTTTCTACGAGTAGCGAAAATTATTCTCATGTTATAGTTCCTCTATACTAACTTGTGTACTATAAATAGTATATGTAGAATGTACTATACTGTCCAGTGAAGACATCTTACCATATATCTGAAAATCTCTTTCCTTAGCAGGGTCTTCGTCTTCTGGGAATAGGGACACGAATAACGGTTTGGACAGTCCATTTGTTCTACAGATATTTAGGAAATTCAGCTTATCTGTGGAATCCATATACTTTAAATCCATTTTAAGTATATTGGATAGAGTACCCCTATTTGTATATAGATCTCCAGATACTGCCCGCTGAGAGGTGCTAGTGTCAGTGGGGGTTAGACTTAAACCGTAACTAGTGTTATACTTTGGGGACCAGCTTTTACCTACTACTAAATGGGAGGCCTCTATGTAGGACAGACTAGCGTCTGTAATTTGTATAGTCAGATGGGTTACAGCCTCTTGCATGCCTACTGGTATCCAACATCTAGCACACTGTCCCCCACCATAGGCATAAGTATTAGCACCGGCAGGTATAGACCCCGCCCCCCAAGGTACTACTCTCTCCCATGGGCATGCATTTATAGCAGTAGTATCAAACTCTACTGTGCCTCCAGAGATGGTAGGCACCGCTACCGTTCCACCTAGTGTGGGTGCGGTAGAGTATCCTATAACCTGAATAGTTGCAGCCGAGGTTAGATTAGTAAATGGTAGTATAATACCATCCACTAATACACTACTACCAAGATTAACAAGTAGTATGGCTGTAGTAGTTGCCCCGGACCTCCAAACTAATCCCTTGGGATAAGCCGCTAGGTTCGAAGCTGGAGTAGTACCTCCGGCGGAGCTGGAGGCTGTAACGTTGCTACTAGTAACAAGGTTATTATAAATTACTTTTAAATTTTCACTCATAATATTCCTATCATGGTACGTCTATTTCAAAAGGTACCGAGTATTGAGCAGCATTAGCTCCTGCAGCACTAGTAGCTATATAAATTCTAATCACTCTGCGATAGTTACCTGGAGTAGTCTCCGTCATATACCAAATTCTGTCAGTACTAATAGCTTGATAAGTATCTAGTGTACCTGTTATAGTACCGGTACCGGCTTCCTGAACTACTTTAATATATACTCCAGCTCCTATATCAGTTGAGGGTGGCTGATAGTAGGTAACTAGTTGGCTATAACTACCTCCAGAGGATTTCTTGATATTAACGTAACCGTCTTTGTCAAACTTTAGTCCAACCCATCCGGCATTAGAATATACTCCGGTAAAAGAAGTAATACCTGGTCCGCTTACTCCACCGTTCTTCTGCTTAAACATCTGGAATTTAGCAGTTTGCGTAGCGTACGTAGCTCTAGTAGCTGTAAAGGTTATGTAGGGGGTATCATTTGAAGAACCAACTGCGGTCACAGTAGCAGTTTTCGTACTTCCGGAGGTAGGGGTTGTACTGCCAGAGTCCGATGCAAAGGAGAAAGACCAGTTTGCAGAGTCATCTGCCCCATCTTTATATACAAACATCTCAGTATTACACCCAGTGTAGCTAGTAACCACACCATCTGTAGTAGAAGGTAGGTTCCAACTAGAAGGTACCAAAGCGCTAGTTATTGCCGGCACGCGTATGCGCACTGGGGTACCCCAAGCCCCATAAGCATCAGTAGTTCTAGACCACTCATCGGCATCAGTTCTTGTAACATGCCAAGGACCTGTACTACTAACTGAATATTCAGTCATGGTCACTGGCTCTTTAGGATTAACTGTAAATCTAAGGGTAACATTGGGTTCACCTGATTTGGATGCAGTGATATCTACGTACTGTTCTGTGCTGCTAGATAAATATGCCGATGGGGCTCCAGTAGCCGGTGATCTGCCGGCTCTTGATACTGTAAATGCGCACATATGCGTAGTACCACCGGAAGACAGTTGATCAAATGTAATCTTGGTAATGCTGTAAGTATTGCTAGAGGCTATCGAAACTTGACTTAGCATGGTTCCATTAACCCAGGTTTCTATGTAATCCCCATTTCTAGTTAGTAGTATATAGAACCATGTATCTAGCGCTATAGTGTATCCAAGAGCACTATATGCTGGATACGTTTTCATAGCCCAGCCACTGCTTTGGGGGCCTGCCATTAGGTAGTCGGTACTACCGGCCCCATTTACAGACATAGTAGCTGTAAAGAAGGGGCTATCCGCTACAAAATTAGCCCTACTAACCATTTTAAAGTACCCACCTAATGACCAATTTCCTGTGCCAAATTGCCAATCGCTAGTAGTAATAGGTTCAAGTTGAAAATTTCCTGTAAATCCTGGCACGTTTACTCCTATTTAACTATTACGTAATATGTGCCGCCAGTAATGGGGCATCCAGTGGTAGAACTACTAACCGTAACACCTAGGCCTGAAGATATAGTGGCCTTTGTAGAGGAATCAGTTACTGGTAAGCTGGTACCTTCGGTACCTTTTATGTATCCCTTGACGTTAGAGTCAAATCCAGGAGTTATGTCAATATCAGTAATAGTACATACGTTACTGACTAAGGTTGACGTAACGTTAACATCAACCTTAGAAAAAGTCCATGTAGCGTGATCAGCGGTAGCACCTTTGAATATTTCATATTGGGTAAACGCGTTAGCTAAGCTAACTAGTGAACCGTCAGGATTAACCAATACGGTAACAGAGGGTGGTTTTAGTTGGAAAGTGAAGTTTGATACTGGTTTTAGCTTAACGAAGAATTCTGTAACTGTAAACGTTTGTGCCAGGGTGTTACCTTGCGCATCTCTAACTGATACTGTGAATAATACCGTTGCAGTATCAGTACCCATCGCAGTTATACTTCCGTATACTGAGGTAGTACCGCTATTAGTAACAGAACCGTAGGTCACTGAACCCGAAGTTACTGCGTAGGTTACGCTAAATGTGTTGGCCCCCGTGGCCCCGTAGTTAAGAGAAGCACCCCCTCTAGTAACCGATATAGTAGTATCAGTATTAGGTGCGGGGGTGGTAGTTAGAGCTCCTGTAGCGTCTACTGATACTAGAGCATTAGCTCTAGAGATATTAACTACAACGGGCTCATCTGCTTCCCTAAAGAAGGATATGGTAAAAGTAGGGCTAGTAGATGGTAAATATCCGCTTTGGCTGGCACTTACTCTGTAAAAGATAGCGCCGGATGTCGAGGATAGTAATGAGTCCACTGAGGAACCAGATATCGTTTTAGTACTACCACTACCTAGTGGCACCCAACTACCTGGTGATGTTCCTAATGCATACTCCCACAAATACGTGGGACTAGTAAATACCGTAGGATTAGCAGTTAATGTAATGTCTGCTGGAGTAACGGCGGCACCGTTCTTACCCTTATTAAAGAAAGCACCTGTTCCACTAATAGTTACGGTAGTAGCAATTAGGCGGGGGCCGCCGGACTGTAGTATGTTGTCACGATCATTAATAATTGCTGCCATTATAGATTCACAGCCTTTACATCAATAGTTGAAGAAGTCCAGTTGGGTGTTAACCCCACTATTTGCATTAAAGTACCAACGCCCGAATTATATAAGTTAAACCTATGATGCGCAATTCGTACCTGCTGTCCTAGTTTTAATGATAATAGTGCAGAAGTACCTTTAAAAGAATAAACGCTTCTAGGTACTTTAAAGAAATTATTTAGTCTAGTAGCTTCCGCAGTTGCATCGCTGTGAGTCAATAGTAGTGTTTCTTTTGCATCAGGATCTTCATGCAACTTATATCTAGATTTAACTGTTCCGTCCACAGAAGTCTTGGAAAACCATTCTGTAGCAAACATGTCTTTATGTTGCTCAGGAATACCAGTTAATAGACCTTCTTGTACTGTCCAGTTTTTACAATATCCTATCTTTGTAGCGGCACTAACTTCCGTTCTTTCTACTATAGTCAGTTCAGATAACATATCTTTTTCAGTAATAGTAACCGAAGGGTCAACTGTAACATCACCTAGTCTAAGAATCTGAAGCTTTCCCAATCTATTAAAGTATAGTTGTCCGCCTACACTATCTACTAATCTACTACATATATCTATTACATTTTCTTTAGAGTTAATAATTACACCAACTCCGGCGGTATTACTAGCAAAAGCTGCTAAATTAGTTAAATCAAGCTCCGAGGTAGTAAGTCTAGTATACGACTTACCATACTGAGTGGTTATCAGGGCTACTAGATTTGCTATATTATTAACGTATGTGCCAGATACCAAGGCACCTGTAGTCAGATTTACAGAGTCCTTCACGCCTTGAATAGATGCAGTAATCTGCCCCGCTAGTGGATGTGTTAGTATAAACTTACCTGTGGTATGATTGATAGTAGCTCCACCTGTTAACACACCACGCGTATAGATAGGCACCCCATTATCTCTAATTTCTATAACAGATTCTGAGTTTCCTTGATTAAAGTAATATTCTAAAGTGGATGGGTCAATTAACATTGGCTCCATATTATGTACTTCACCGAATACTAGTGGAACTATGTCATCCTGATTATTCTGTAAATTAGCCCAGGTACCATAAGTACCGAGTTTAGTTTCCGTTACAGGAGAATTTATCTTATCCATGTTATCACGGAAACGTATATTTAAAGTATTAGCCTCTCGGCTATCAATATCTGCAATAATACCTGTATACATTAATATAAATGTACTCTTTACGGTCGCAATATCTGCACAAGATACTAGAGGATCACCATAGTAAATGCTGATTGCTCTATTTACCCATATATATTTAGTAGGATCCAACCAATTATCGTATACCCCGTTGAAGTTATACATTTCTAGATCGCCCACGGAGAAACTAACCCCTCCCTCCAGAGACATATTCTCTGAATATGAGAAGGATCCGGTTAGAATAGGTGAGAAACTAACATCTGCTGAACTAGTAACGTATCCACAAGAGGATAAATATAGTACTATTTCTGATGCTGCTACCACATCGTACACATTTACTTCCGCAAATATATGTCGTACTGCGGCAGGGTTTTCAAGCCATGTTTGGTCTAATGCCATTTGGTATCCTATTAAATATATAGTGGAGTGAATATCACCCCACTATACTTGCTTTACGCCAACTTAAACTGGTTTCTTTCTTTCCAATTATTTGCATTAGCATCATTAGCAGCCTTTACAGTATCCGCTGTCATGCCGTTAGCATCGTAATTAGACTTAATTAAATCGCCAGTTTGTTCTCTCTGCTCTTCTCTTAGTTTGGCTACTTCAGCGCGAAGAGCTCTAATTTCAGAAACTAGTTCCTGAGTATTACCCATCATCATTGAAGTATTATTAGCGCTGTATACTCTTCCAGGATTCTGGAAGTCTACAACCTCTCTTCCATACTCACCAACCATCGCCACGCCAGAGGCTAATCCGCCCTTAGCAAATGCCGGTAGTCCTAGAGTCTTTGCCCAATCAAGTGCAGTACCAGGAGCGTAGCCCATAATACTATCCACCATTTGGGAAGAGAAACCTTCAGAGACATACTTATTGTATAGTCCATAAGGGTCGCTATTTACCATACTATTAATAGTTGCAGCAATTTCCTTACTAGTAGTTTTTAATCCTTTTGAACCCACCCAGCTGGCATCTTGTAGACTACCAGAAGCACCTGTTGTTGCTACTGCAAACGGTGAAGATGCAGTAGGAGTTACAGCAGGTACAGCAGCTTTAGCTTCCGCTACTTTGTTAGTAGCAATGACTAGCTCTTTAAGGATAGTTTCAACGGATCTACTAGAGTCCTTGAGTTCGCTTAAATAACCGTTACTAGTTTCTAGTTGTATTAATTGTTTTTCTGCGTCTGTCTGTTGAGCGTCTAGTGCTGCGCTGGTTTGATCCAGAATACTAAGCACTGTATTAAAGTCACTAGTATAAGCTTCGGAACTTGCGTATAAAGTACGAGAAGCTTCTAACCAGGCATTGGTTGCTCCTGGTAGTTTAGAAATCGCAGACTCTTTTTCTAGGCGCTGTGTTTCCGTAGTAGCTACGCTGGTGGCGATTGCGGCTAGGTTTAGCGCTTGTTGCTTAGCCTCAGCATATTTCTGCGTAGGATTTAGCACAGATAGATTAGACTGTAATAATTCAGCTCTGTAATCCTTAATAGCTCTAGAAGCGTCCTTTAATGTAGATACTGTAGATTTTAATGTATCTTTTTGTTTATCATACGCTTCCTGTAATTCATCCTTTAGTGCTTTTTCGTCTTCTAGTGCCCAGATGTATTGCTGAGCTGGACGTAATTGAGCATCCATGGTCTCTAGTTCTAAGTTTCTAGATAGTGCTAGGGCCTCTGATTTTTTACCTAGTAATTCCAGGATTGTAATCTGCTGCTGATTATGTTTATCGAGGATTTCTTTCTCGTCTTGTAGTCTCCAGATACGAATCTTTAGCTGTTGATCCACTGCAGACATACCGCGTAGTTCTAGGCGTCTTCTTGCAGTTGTAGCTGCCGAAATATCGCCCATAGCTTCCATAAGATCGATTTGTAGATTATCTGTAGCCATCTTATCTTGAACAGCAAATATATACTGCTTAAGCTTAACTTCAGCTTCAGTTAATCCTTCTAATTCCATAGTCCTACTTCTTACTAGCGCTTCGTAAGAATAACCCAATGCGGATAGTCCATCAATTTCTAACTGACGAATTTTCTTCTGCGCTTCTATGGCGGCTATTTCATCTTCTCTTGCATATACTGACTCTTGCAGAGCATGGTTAGCAGGATCGATAGTAGCTAATTCTCGTTCACGAGATAGGGCTAGGGCTTGGAATTCTTTACCCTGAGCACGTAGTAGTTCTACCTCTAGATCGGCATACTTCTGCTTAATACCAGTAACTGCTTGAATAATCCTTATTTCGTCTTCTCTTGCATACACTGACTCTTGTAGGCCCCGGTTAACAGGATCGATTGTATCTAGCTCTATTTTCCGAGATAATGCTAAAGCTTCGGATTCTTTACCCTGAGCACGTAGTAGTTCTACCTCTAAGTTGGCGTACTTCTGTTTAATATTAGTAGCTTCTTGTAATAACTTAATTTCATTTTCTCTAGCATATACAGACTGTTGTAGTTCACGATTAGCGGTATCAATAGTAGCTAGTTCTCGTTCACGAGATAGTGCTAGGGCTTGGGATTCTTTGCCTTGGGCTCTTAATAACTCTACCTCTAAGTTGGCGTACTTCTGTTTAATATTAGTTGCTTCCTGTGCAATCTTTATCTCATCTTTTCTAGTATTTATTTGTAGTTGTACTATTTTTTCCGATCTAGACATATTTTGCATCTCTAGTTCTCTAGACAGAGCTAGTGCTTCCACTTCCTTGCCCTGGGCCCTTAATAGATCAACTTCCATATTTCTATAGTCGATGTCCATCTTTAAAGCTTTTATAGTATACTCTAATGCTAGATTTTGTCTGTATTGTAGCTTTTCTTCGTCGGTATAGCTCTTTGTAACTTTATCAATATAGTCAAATTCAGACATTGTAAGCTTATCATATTGATCTTGTAAATCAAGATTAGCTTTCTTTAAGTCATTTAATACATTGCTAGTGTTTCTAGTTTCTTTGTAGACTTCAGCAAAGCCTTCGGCTACGTTCATTAAACCAGCATAGAGATCCTGATTGCTAGTTTGTGTAAGGTCTAGGCCTCTAACAACATTAGCAAATCCTTCTCTGGTATTAAGGCCAGCGATCTTAATAGATACACCGCTCTTATCCGCTACGCTTTGTAGTCTACTTAGTTCTTTAGTTACTCGTGCCTGTACAGGCGCTAGACGTTGAGCTTCAGTTAGGAAGTTCTCGTTAAAGAATTGTCCCTGGCTTACAAACTTTTCTAGTCCACCTGATAGGTCAATTAGACTTTCTGTAATACGAACTGTTGCTTCCTGAATGCTTTCGCCTTGTCCTAGTGCCATAGCTATATTACTAATGGCCATACCAGAAGCTTCTAGTACTAATGCTGATACCTGCACATCACGTGCTAGCCTTACAATAGTATCTCCAAACTCTTCGCCTGGCTTCCTGAACTTCTGGAATTCTGGCAGCACCTTTTCGGCTAACTGATTGAAAGTATTACTAAATTCGGCTTCTAGAGCTCCAGTTACTTCCTCCGGTTTTAAACCTTCAAAGCTGGTCTTAAATACTACTTCAAAACTATCCATTATAGAAGTAGTAATCTTTGGATCTTTACCTAATGCTTCCGCCGCTGAAGCTACAGTATCTCCAATACTTTTGAATATACTACCAAAAGCTTCCGCCTGAATAGCCTCAAGTTCTTGGAATTGAGTAGTTATATTTGTCTTATCGCTTCGGAACCATCCACCAGATACCGTAGTTTTTACGTTCTGATAGATAGCATTTAGCCCCTTTCCGCCTTCCTCTAGGGATTTTACTAAGCCGTTAATACTACCCGAGAAGGTAATACCTAGGTCTAGTATCTCTGTTTTAGTCTTTCCTCCCCAGATGCTAGTATTTAGTTTATCTAGGTATTTACCTATTCCGGTATTGCCTAAACCTAGATACCCAAGTAATTGGGAGCCGCTTAAAATGTCTCCGATTTTAGTCATCATGTCGGTTTTGCGGGGACCTATACCAGTAACTACTTCACCATTTACATCTAACCCACGAGTATTTAGTCCAGACTGAAGTATCATTGCTGATAAGCCTTCAGTATTTTTCTTAATACTCTTTAGATTGTCTAACATGTCGTTAGAGTATTCCATAGTGGAGAAGCTATGTTCTTCGATTTTGTCGATAGCGTTATTTAATGAGTTGGCCTTAGCAGTATTATCACCTAGTGCACCGCCTCCGCGATTTACTAGCTGGCCGTCCTGATACATCTGGCCAGTGCCTTGTACCTTTTGCTGAGATTCGGCTGTGAATCCGTTGGGCATGGATGCTTTGCCACCGCTGTATCCCATACTAGCCATTAATGCTATAAAGGCAGCGGCACCTGCAAAACCGGCCCAGCCACCTTGCGCAAATAAACTAGATACGCCTGCTGCCATATTTGGAAATATAGTAGCAACTGTAGAGGCTATAGCTTGTATATTACGTACTAAAGCAGCTGCATGTCCAATCTTTTCTACAGCTTCTAGTGCTTTGTATCCTGCTGTTCTTTCCTTAAACATTTTCTTGGCGGAGCCTGCTACCTGACCAATAGCTTCAGTAGCATATAGAGCTGTAGCCATTTCTCTAGCCTTAGAATCTTTAGCGTATTGTTTTTCTATCTTATCAATCTGATTCATCTTAGCAACTTCGCTAAGAGTGGCATCCTTAGTTATCTTATTCTTATCATCATTATATTTTTTCTCGGCCTCGAGCTTACTAGATACGTGCTCCTCTAATACTGCTGCAACCTTAACCATACTGGTCAATGTATCTCCTAAAGCTTTACCTGATTCTCCAAATAGAGCTACTAAGCTTTCGGTAATACCTTTAATGCTATTTTGTAGTACTTCCTCTGCAGCCAACAGTGTTAGGTATTTATTCTGAATTTCCAGCTTGGCATTTTGAATAGCTATACCGTCAGTCATAAGTTTGTTAGCTTTTTCAATTTCTAGATTAGCTGCTCTTTCGATTTCTGCTTTTTGCGTATCAGTAGCGGCACCAACCAGTCTCTTTTCTTTTGTTTTATTAATTTCTAATATTTTATCAGTATTTGTATTTTCCAGGGTTGCAATAGCTTTTCTAGTATCTAACTCATTGTTTAGTATGTCTAACTGTGCCTGTTGCATAGTTATACTATTGGGATCAATGGACCCAATCTTAGATTTAAACTGTAGTGCTTTAGTTTTCTCTAGTATATCTAGTTCTTCTCTCGCTATATCCAGCGCAGCACGATCTCTACTGAATGTATTAGCCTTTGCCTCGGAGGAGTACTTATCTTCAATTCTAGCCAATTTTTGTTGAAGTAATAGGCTCTCTTCTCTGGCACTATTCTCTTTCTGAACTGCCTCAAGAATTTCCTTACGCATTGTTAGATTAGCCTGGGAAGCTGCTAGAGATTCCTTTGTTATGGCCTTTCCCGCTTTGGTTAGTTCTGCTACAACTTTTTCTTGATCAGTTACATCTTTAGTCGCTGCAGCAATTGCATTTTTACTATCAAGTCTAAGTTTGGATAACTCTACTAGTTCTAACTCAGCACGCAAGGTTTCTGATAATTCAGCTCCTTGTGAAGCTACTAGTTTTGCTTTTTCTACTTCTAGTGCCTTTAAATTGGAAGCGAACTGGTTACGTCGCTGCTCCAGGTCGGCTAGCTCTTTAGCTTGAGTAATTTCATTCTGCTTATCTAAACTAGCTTTCTCTCCAGACAGTTTGGCCCTCTGTGTAGCATTACCAATAGCCGATTTATAGAAAGGCTCTAATGCAGCCTTTAATTCATCCGGTAGAGTATTGAATATTCTTACTAGATCGGAGGAGTTCTTGGTAGTAATTAGCTGTAATCCTGCTTGTACGGTGGGCAATGTAGCTCTAGCGGTAGCTTGTTCTACGGGAGTACCTTCTTTCAGCTTTCTAGAAAGTTCAGCCTCTTGCATCACTAGTGCAGTCCTATTAGTTGCAAAGGTTAGATTTTCCATTGCAGTAATAGATTGAAGTTGTACGTCTATACTTCTTTTTGCTAAATCCGTCTGTACCTGCGAGGTACCAACTCCTGACATAGTAGAAGTTGCCGTCTTTAAATAGTTTATATTGGCAATGGCTTGAGCAGTAGTTAAGGCCTTCTCTGCCCAAACAACTCCTGCGTCCACCATAATCTTAGCAGCTTTTTTATGACTATCAATTAGATCCGCAGCAATAGACCTAGCAACTTCTAGATCGCGCTGAGCCTGTTTTTCTCTTAGCTTTAATTGTGCGAGTACACCCTTTTCCAAAGCGTTGGCTTGTTCAGTAGCAGAATTACTTTCTGCAAGACCAGAGAAAGGAGAAGATGCTGTTTTTCGTAACTCCGCTATCTTATCAGTATAATCTTGAATAGCAGAGGAGGTTGCAACAACTACTTGTTGCTGTTGACCAATAGACTTTTGGAAGTACTCTAATTGAGGTAGTACTGCTAATAATTCTTTCTGTGCATTAACTGGAAGAAAGCGCAACTTAGAGGCATCAGTACCAATGGATATTAGCGAAGCCAGCCCACTATTAACATCTTTAAAAGTATCTCTAAGTGCAAATCCTGCGCTAATAGTTTGATTAGCTAGTTT